AATGCTGGATTAATTGGTGCGCAAGGCGCTACTGGAACACAGGGTCTTCAAGGATTACAAGGTTTTACCGGAGCTCAGGGAGCACAAGGTATTCAGGGGCGCTCTTTTGTTGGAGTTACCTCTTCATCTACAGTAGCTGTTGGAACTGGCGCTAAACTATTCTCAGTAGCAAATACTGGAGCATTCCAACTAAATGAAATAGTAATTGTAAGCACCCCAACTTCAGGCGCAGTTACAGCCTCTATGACAGGTCAGATAACATCTATAACAACTGACTCAAGCGTAACAGTAACTGTAGCTCAAACCTTTGGTACAGGTACTTATTCTTCTTGGCTATTTGGAGTATCTGGCGTACAAGGTACACAAGGATTATCTATCCAAGGTGTACAAGGCACACAAGGCATTCAAGGTAATCAGGGAACGCAGGGCTTGCAAGGTATTCAAGGGCCACAAGGCGCCCAAGGCACTACTGGAATACAAGGCCTTCAAGGTACCCAAGGGCTTCAAGGCCCTACAAACACAACTTATACGGCACCTACTATCGGATCAACTACTATAAATTCTGGGGCAACTGTCACCACTATTACTGGATTAACTTTAACCACCCCCGTACTAACCACACCTAAGATTTCATCATCATATTCCGCTAAAACTGCTTCCTATACCTTTGCTTCAGGTGACGAAGGCAACATATTTTCCATGAATAACGCGGCAACTCAACAGTTTAATATCCCAACAGATGCCACCTTTGCGTTTGCCGTTGGAACTGAAATAAGCGTATTTTGGTCTGTAGGCGCTGGACAACCAACTATTGGGGCAGTTACCCCAGGAACCACCACAGTCATATCTACTGGAGCGACCTCTGCAACACCAAAGCTTCGAGCAGTAAATAGCGGAGCAACTATTAAGAAACTTGCAGCAGACTCGTGGATCGTATTTGGAGACCTTGCGTAATGAGAAATTTGGGCATTATGGCGTCCTCTATTCTCAAAAAGATTGTAGATACTTTTACAAGAACTACTTCAGGATCATTAGGCACTGCCGATAGTGGGCAATCATGGGTAGCTAAAAGAGGCACTTGGACAGCAAACGGATCTCAGGCTACTAGCGCTGATGCGGCTTCTAACTACTCTTTGGCATCAATTTCTTTTAATACTGGCGCTACAGTGTCGGCGACTATATCAGAAGGCACTGGCATAGCGTACTGGGTAACAGACGCCAACAATTGGTATGCCACTGTATCTTACAATTCTCAGTCTGCTTATTCCTGTAATTGTGCCACATGCTGTAACTCCTGCGTTAATTCTTCCTGCTCATGTGCAACATACAATACCTGCGCTGACGCATCCTGTGGCTGTGCTACCTGCACTTATATTTCTGGGTACACGTACTCATGCTCTGGTGGGTTTAGCTTTTGCTCTTCTGGATCATTTGGCTCTGGTTGCTACTTAACTGGCAGCGGATGCACAGGAGCTGTTCAAGGCGCAACCGCTACCCCAGTCTATACAACGGGAGCCAGCTGTACAGATTGTGGGTATAACAGCTGCGCTGCCGCTGGTTGCGGATGCGCCACCTACAACTCCTGCGCTAGTTGCGCTAACTGCGGCTCATACTCATGCAACTGCTCTACTTGCTATAACAATTATTACTACCTAAGGAATTTAAAAGCTGTGGCTGGTACTGTTTCTCAAGTAGTTAGCGACTATGCTATATCAGCTTCTGCTTTAAGCGTTAAAGCAGTTGTAAGCGGGTCTGCTGGTACTATTACAGAATATGCTTACTCAGACTCGTCTCTCACTACGCAAGTAGGCACTACGGTAGTAACGCCAACATCCCCTATAAAAGGCACAGGAGTTGGTATAATTAAGACACCTGCTGGGCTATCTCAGGGCTCCACTGTAGATAACTTTTCAGCTAACTAAAAGGAGCTAGATATGAAAGACCCATTTGAAAGACCAGCTAGACCTTGGGATCTTTTTAATAAAAACATTGGTAGAGTAGAGACGGACATTGCAGAAGAAAGATATGCAATATGTAAAAAGTGCCCGTTCCTATTACCTACTGGAAACTGCAGCAAATGCGGCTGTTTCATGTCACAAAAAGTAAAACTACCTAACGCAGAATGCCCTGAGCATAAATGGGGTCAAGTACGCGTTTCATTCAGTGAGGAAAATAATGGATAACACACCAACAGCACCTATCATGCCGCCAAATAAAGTGGCATTTGTACTTGACGAAAAGGTATTAGATGTATTTCATACAGATGATCGTCTAGCCGCCATCTTGCTTAGCAATCCTATTATATTTAATGCGTCTCCCTATTACGACAACCAGCCTGAAGGTTTTAATATTGTAGGTTGGGATTATGACGGGAACACAGCTACTTCTCCTGTAGAGGTACTGGCCGTGGACGAGGCTGTTGTCAGCGAACAACCAACAGCTTAAACAAATTTAATAAGAACTACCTAACCCAACACATTCCCACGTCTGCTGTAGGACGGAGGTTGGATACTTTCCAGCCTCCGTTTTCCCATTCGTCTTTGTTTTGTATAACCCAATCGCACAAATGAAAGTCTTTTATAGGAAACCACTCTGTGGGCTCTTGTAGGTGATGAACAATAAACTGTGGCGCGACCTCTGTATACCCAAGAGATGCTAGATACTCTAACTGAGAGCAGTGCTCGCCTAAGGTAACATCTGTCCACTCAAAGGTTAAAGTCCCATAGCTTTTAGTCATGCCCTTAAATACTGACCACTCAGCTCCTTCTACATCAATCTTAATTAACGTAGGCTCACCGTACTCTTTTACAAGAGTGTCAATTGTAATAGTGGTAGCGCTTATTGTTCTATAGGGCTTGTCTTTATATGGCATATCATCTTTAGTTAACCACTCTTTGTTAAGAGTAGACAGGCCATCTTCTTCAGCCTCATAGAACTCAATTCGCTGGTTATCCGTATCTGATACAGCAGCTCTTATGCAAGTAACTCTAGTATCGTAGATAAAGTTAGAAACTAATTCTTTGTAGATTCTAGGCGCCGCTTCAATAGCAATTATTTTAGTAAATCCTTGGTTCAACCCCGCCATTACAGCGTCCCCACGATTTGCCCCAATATCAAACAGCATTTAATTATTTATTCTTTCTAAGTTAGCCTTAACAGATGCAGCATACTCCGCGGGCAATTCAATAGACAAGAGTTTAGTAAATATAGCTTTACTCTCCTCACGGCGTCCAAGCCACCACGCACTTACTGCGATCTCAAATTCTAAACAATAAATGCCACCGTACTCCACTAAACTATCAGACACATCACGTATAAAGCCGTCAGAGTTTGCTAAACCTAAACGCGCCCAGGTATAGCACTCCTGCCAATTAGCTTGCCTTTCATGAAACCTAGACATTAAGAAGTAAGCTTCAGGGCGCTCTGGACATAGAGCAATAGCTTGTAGTATGGAGTTAGACACGGTAGCAACTCTATCGTTTTGAGTTTCAAAGCATAAAGAAGTTCTTAATATAGCTCTATAAGCAAGGTGCTTATGGGTTATGTAACCGTACTCAGCTGTACGCAAATAAAAAGAAACAGCAGAGGCTCCTTGCCCTAATCTGTCGTACTCTACGGCGCAATCAAAGTTAAGTTGCGGATTAAATGGGTCTCTAGATAACTTTGAGACAAGCTCTTCAATTTTCATAACTCAACGCCTCCTTAATCAGGTCTTCAACAACTACCTTAGGAGTGCGCAAAACAAAAGCTGCATTGTCTTGAAAGCCCCAACTAATAAGAAGGTCATCCCCTAATTTAGCCGCACCAACACAAAACTCAACGCGAGCATCTAAGAATGAGAAAGGATTAGAAGCGCCTACAAAGTTAAACTGCTCATCCCAGACTATAAGCCTGTGCCGATACACGGCATCTTTTTGCTCTAGATAATTCTTAAATAGGTCAACCTCATGGGTAATAGATATGTAAAGAGAGCCCCAACGTATCACCTGAGAAGAACCACGTTGGTCTTTAACTATAGGTGGCGTCTCTTTTACGAACACCTGTTCGCATATGGGTTCATCTGGGTCTACAACAACCAATTCGGTAGGCATAGTCCATTTAATAAAGTGGTACGGCTTATCTAATACTGGTACCCAGTTCTTTTCACAGTAGGACTCGTTTGGCGCTGGCGCAGGAATTCGAGTGCGAGAAACCTCTTCGACTGACCATCCCTCTTTATTAATATCAATCGTACTAATTTCCATACGACCTTGACCATTAGGGGTAGTATCTCGGCGCACCCCTACTAAGTAGTATTCCCCAAACCACTGCACAAGGCGGGCATCCTCTAAACCATGAAACTCCCATATAGGGGTGTGCAGGTCTAGCATTTTTACCTGTGCGTAGTCTGTCATTTCCAAGTCGCTATTTAACCTACATACATAGTTCTCGGTAACTAAGCGTTGGTCTTTTTCAGGATGCAAATAGGATAGAGGACCCCAGCGGCTGGGAAACCTTTGTTGATTCTCAGCATGATACAGAGTGTAGTTTACATGCCTAAGGTTTACTAAAATGTCCCCATCATCATCTATAAAGATAGAGGGGTTCATAAGCCCAGTGCCGCTGGTTAGATCATTAGGTATTACTATTGGAGCTAGTTTCCCTCCGTTAGACACG